TCGCCCGCTGAACCGCCAGCGTTTCCCAGCGCCCTTCCTGATAAGCAGATTCCTTCGGAAGGTAATAATGCGCATCGGCCCATTCGACAGCTGTCATGGGTTCCGGGCGGTATAGTGATTTCAGACCAGCTTTTACCGCTGTTCGCAGATTAGCTACCTGACTGGTCGATATAATCATTCAACAACCCCGGAATCCGTTCATCCAGCGCCGCAGCCTTATTCATCGCCTTTATTACGTCCCCTTTCAGGAACTCGATATGCCGATTTTCCAGTTCAGGGAAACGGCGCTGCATCGAGAGTGGGATGCCATCCAGAATACTGGATATTTCAGCGGCTATTCTGGATAACACGAAGGTACAAAACGCAGTCTCTACGACCTCGCGACGCTTTTTCTCATTTGCCAGTTCCGCCGCATCCGCATTCGCACGAGTTAAACGCCAACGTTCATAATCAATATTGACGCTATCATCGTCCTCGCCTGGCGATGGTTGTAGTTTTCGGCTCTGGTGTTCGATGCGGTTATCAACGACTGAGCGAACGTCAAAGAAGACTTCTCTCCCTCTCTTCTCTACAGGCTGGACGCCCCATTTATCAAAGGCCTGGACAGATATTCCCAGCGAGGAAGCCATATCAGATTTATTCAATAGCACGGCCATATTTCCTCACCCGTTTTCAGCAATGATTAAACAACAACCTCATGTCCAAAATTTTCATATATAGCGAGAATCTGCGCGGACGCCGCCCCGTAACAGGGCGGATTGCCGGAAAGGACCCGTAAACGATAATGGTTATCGATTGCGTCTTATCGCCTGCCAGATAATGCCACCTGGACGGCAATGCAGCTGGATCGTCTCTGTAATCCATTTATCGACTGCTTTTTTAAGCTCAGATGTTTTCGCATCTATCTCTGGCTGGGAAGGCATAAACAGATCGCCCAATGAAGGATGCACGCCGGGGGTTATCTTAAAGTCATCTGCTTTAAACTCTACCTTGCCCTTCTGCACATCGATACCAACGAACAATCCACATCCATACTGTTTGACAGTGTCGCTCATGTTCAACTTCACGTTATAGTTCGTAGAAACTATGCCATTGCCAATCTTTGCATTGTTAATAAAGCACTCGCCGCGCAATACTTTAAACGTCTCGCTGTTCCGGATTTCGTCTTCCAACCACTGGACGATATCGCCAGCATCATCAGATGATTCACCTTGAATCCAGTCACTAACCTGCCAGTCTCGGGTAGAACCGTTCACTGCAACGATGCGCACCCGTACCTGCACGCGCTCACCACTTTTAAGGCCGGAAATAAGATGGCTAGTATCCGGATAATAGATGCTCTCTTTCACAAGCCGTCCGTCTTCGCGGAGGCATTGCAGTTCCAACTTGGAAAACCAGCTACTGCCATTTGGCCATTTCCATTCGACGTTTACACCAAAAGGCTTAGGCGTCGTTGTTACATGACTGATGCTTACAGGTTCTGACATGGTGGATCCTTTTAGATGTTTAGAGGCAACTCTCATAGACATGAGCGCTATACGCGGCGCAGATTGGGCAATGAACCCGTTACGCAGCAACGCTCATGTCTATGAGAATGGAAAAGCGTGCGACCGTGGTCGCACGAAAACGGAACACTACTTTTATTGATATTGGTTTTTCTTAGCCTGCTACTTCGGCCACTGGCGGATAATGGAGCGTGGAGTAAACCGGCAGCTCCATCTTGTACGCGTAATGATATTCCGCTGTAGCTCCGGATGATGTCTGCCAGCCAGGGAGCATTAGGATCGCGTCAGCACAACGGAGCATCGCAAAACAGATGTCCATGTATTCACGTTGCTCCAGACCATTGGGCAGGCTGGCTGGATTAAGAACGGTGTGGCCATGGCGGTTCAGACGCTCCGCCTCTTTATTGAAAGCTTCACGGTTAAAGTTTTCACGGCCTGTCATTGGCCCGGCGATATAAACTTTCATCAGTTATCACCCTGCCCCATATCTTCCAGAGCCAAAACGCTATGTTCTTCAGAGCCAGAAAACGCAATCAAACCATCGTAATCTGGAACATTATCGAAGCCGGGGATTTGTCCATGACAAATTGTGTATTCAGGCTGGCCTTCTTCTTCAGCAAATTTGGCCAGAGCCTTAATCTGTTCGAGTGTCAGTTTGATTTTCGCCATTTTCTCTCCGCTGATTTCAGCTATAAAAAAGCCTCGCTATTGCGAGGCTGGAAATTTCTTTACTACTTCGCCGGTTGAATGTCGATGAAGTATTCTTTGCCTTGCTCGAAGAGTTCGAACGCTGCAGGGTTTGAGATGACCATCTGCAGCTGACCGCCAGGTGTGTACTTTGACCACGACTTGTTTTCGGTGGTATCTGCAGTTACAGGACTCATGTGGATTGTGCGGTGTGAATCATCTTCTGCTTTCTGAATGAAGTGGCAGCGGAATTTAGCGCGAACGGACATTTGGTTTCCTCGGTTAGTAAAAAGCCCCGCTATTGCGAGGCTCCTGATTGGTTGTTTGACTCTCTCACCGAGTCATAAATGCGCTGGCAGGTCATTCCTGCTCGATAGCTTTCGTCAGATCGTTCAGCATAATATTTAGCTTCTGCTGCAAGACTTCCGAGCATGTCGGCGAGCATTGTGGCGTTGGCTCCGGCTGTTTTGCCTCTGACGGCAGCGGCAAGATCTGCGGTGTGTTTTGCGGCGTCCAGGCGGGTAGCGAGTTTTCTTGCCTGTTGCTGCAGCTGACTAACAGTGCCAGCCAAACGGGCAGAAACATCACGCGCGGCAGCTGCTTTCTCTTGAGCATCTTTAACGGCCTCATCACGGGCAATAATTCGCCCTTGCTCTATCATTCTGGCGGCTGTCTGCGCGTTGACCTTTTGCGAGGACTCAGCACTATCACGGTCAGCCCACCTTTTTTCCCATGCCCTGTTGCTCCAGACATTGCCAGCGATAAACGCGCTGGCCACAAAAATCAGCACGAATAAAGGCTTCCACCAGGCTTTTATTGCTGCGATTAATGGGGTCGGATTCACTGGTCTATCTCCCAGCACGTCAACGCACTTTCCTGGTCACGCCGCTCAACTTGCCCGTAGCATCCATTCTTCTGGCCCTTGGTCAGTCGACAGTCGCGGCCACCATCCTTTATCCACCATCGGATCGCCTCACACGCCCCGTGGCGGTCGCCAGCATTAAGACGCTTATAGAACGTCGATGGGAAGCATTTGCCTGGGCCTATGTTGTACGGGCAGAAAGATGCGATACCGGCTTTCTGCGGTTCGGTCAGAGGAACTTTGATATTGCGGTCAACCCACGCCAGAGCCTTATTGCGTTCGATGGCGTTTACCTGATTGCATTTGGCCTGCGTCAACTTCATGCCCTGCATTACTGGCTTGCCATCTACCATTGTGGCACCACGGCATATCGTCCAGATGCCGCTGCCATCTTTGTAAGCAGTAAGGCTATTCCCCTCTTTCTCATCCAAAAACTGGTCGAGAATTTGTGGGGCTGACGCGCCAGCAAGAATCAAACTTAGAACGGCTGCGCTTAATTTTGCCCTGTTAGCCATCACTCGCCTGCCTTAGCGAGTACATCAGCTACTACGCTCACCGCTGCCGGACGTTCTTCGATAGGCTTATCGCTAACTTCTTCCAGATAAGCCCTTATCATTGCCGTTCGCTTCTCATCTTCTTTCCGACGGCGGCGTGCATCAATTCTTCCGTTGATGAAGGATGCAAGGGAGATTAGAAGCCCCACAGCCCCGAAAAACATGTAAATCATGTCCTGGGTGGTAAAACCCAACGCTGCAGCTATGGTTCCAAGCCACGCAAATAATTGCGTGAAGATGTTCCCTGAGTGATCGTTCATTCTCATGGTCTCTTACCTCGCTATATTTGCGGAGGCTGTGTGCAGATGAAACGCCGCCCGATGCATTACGGAATAACGCAAAGATGTCGCCTGGACGGCACCAATAAAAAACCCGCCAGAGGCGGGTTGTATAAGTGAGATCAACTCTCTTCTTTTTTTACTACTTCTTTAACTTCTTCTACTGTCTGCAGGTAGCGCTCTTCTTCAATTTCTACGCCTATGGCCTTACGCCCAAGCTTCAGAGCCTCCTTAATCGTACTACCGGACCCCATGAAGAAGTCGGCGACCACATCGCCGGGGCGAGAGCTGCTCCTGATGATATGTTCCATCATCGCAGCTGGCTTCTCGCACGGGTGTTTCCCTGGGTAATACTGCACCGGTGGGAACTCCCAAACATCCGTATAGGGAACATCTGCAGTCACAGAGAATGGGCGGCGCAGGCTTTCATACTGAGCCTTAAGGCCATCGTATTGCGCTTTAACCGCATCGTATTGCGTTTTTAGATCGGCATACTGCTTTTCATGCTCGCTATACCCGATATCGAACGGCGGAGGACATGCTACGCCGAGAACTTGCGCCCGCTGCATAAACAGCTCATGCAGCTTGTTGAAGTCATCCAGCGACGGTAACTGCCACTGCGACGAGGAAAACCAGTGTGAACACATCTTTTTCCCTGTCGCAGCGTTGATGTCCGCAGCTGAAATCCCCAGCTGCTGTCGGGCTGATGCAAATGCTCCAATCAACGGAGAAAATACGTCTTTCCTCAACGCTGCACATTTGCTGGCATAACCCGACTGACCTTTCGCATAGCCAGACGCGCCGTAATGTTCAGCGAATATGATGCGCTCGGTTGCCGGGAAGAATGCTCGCAGGCTCTCTTTATTTTGACGCCGCCATACACCGCTCGGTTTAGCCCAGGTGATGTGGTTCAAAACATTGAAACGGTCGCGGGTAAGTAATTCAATTTTTGCCGCAAGCCGCGAACCAGAAAACATATACAGGCTTCCATTTGGGGCCAGTATCCTCCAGAACTCCGCCAGAAACTCATCAAGCCAGCCCAAAAAGTCTGCGTCACTTTCCCACTGGTTGTCCCAGTCGTTCGACTTAACGCCAAAATAGGGCGGGTCAGTCGCGATCAGGTTTACGGAATTGTCGGGAATGGTTTTGATGAATTGCAGAGAATCTGCGCAAACGAGCTGCGCTCCATTGATTTGTGTAGTTTTTAACATAGCTATTATGTTTCTGCCTGGGTAAGCTAACCCTGCGATGCGCATCGCGGGTGGGCTTTGGGTTCAGCCTATACCTCTGGCATGGGTTGACCGCGGGATGAGCTGCAACTCGTCCCGCGCCCACTTTTTCAGGCACAAAAAAACCGCCCGTAGGCGGTTATTCGGAAGTCAGGCGTAAAAATCCCAACTTAGAAAAAAGATACCTAAAAATAGCTGTTTTGCCAACCTTTTTCGTTTTCTATTCCGTGCGACCGTGGTCGCACGATATCAGATAATTCCTTTTTTATACTCGCTGGTTAGTGAGTATCTTCCGAAAGCGCCGCGCTTCGCCACACCAAAACAAACCATCTGCTCAATAATAAACTCTGTTGATGTCTGGCTTAAGCGGCAAGCTTCACTCAGCTCTGCCAGGCTAATGCGTGGATGCCCACGCATTACGAACTCAACGCTTAACGCTTCTTCGGTCATATTCCGGCGTAATTCTTTCGCGTTCATAGAGTCCCCTTAATCTTCGAACTGGAAATCGACATCTGCCATGAATTTATTCAACTCTGCCAACTTTGGCTCCATCGTTCCAATAAGACGGCCAGCCAGGCGGTCGGTCAGGTTTTTACTGTTAAAGCTGTATTCGCGCTCAAAACGCTTCACTTTTTGCCATAACTCATACAGTTCGTTGGAAATATCTGCCGCGTCTTTGCGCATTTGTTCGTTGCCTTGATAATTCATAATTTACTCCAGTTTCATGCGGTTATGGGCTTTTCCCCTCTCAACGACACAAACTGTAACTCTGCCCAATAAACACATCCAGCATTATTTTTCACTTTTTAGTGAAATTTGCATATTGCGTTAATTTCACGTTTTTGGTATATTTTCCACATCAGGAGGCTATACTATGTTTAACGTGATAACCCACCCGGCAGCGCTGGATGAGCTTAAAGAATTACCTGATGAGCTACGCGGTCGCATGACCCGGCTGATCGAGAGACTGGAAAGTGAAGGGAACAAGCTGAAAATGCCTCATAGCCGCGTTATCGGCGGTGGCCTTTTCGAACTGAGGGTAGGGGATAAAAACATAGCGAGAACGCTGTACGCTTACGCGGTAGGCAACGAGATTTATCTACTGCACGCATTTGTTAAGAAGACGCAAAAGACGCCTGCTCACGCAATTGATATCGCCAGAACGCGTCTGAAGGAGATGAGCTAATGAAAGTAAAAGGCATCCCGTTTAACCAGGTGAAAGAAGAACTGCTCAACACCCCGGAGGCTATCCGGGGTTATGAGGACGCCGACAAGGAGTTGGCGATGGTTGAAATGCTATACGAAATGAGGGAGAAAGCTGGCCTGACGAAATCAGCGCTGGCAGAACGAATGGGGTTACAACCGTCAGCTATTAGCCGTCTGGAAAGTAACCCTCTCGGTGCAAGCATGAAGACGTTAACTCGATACGCTAAGGCTTGCGGCGCAAGCATTGATATTCACGCTGTGTATTGATTTAGACGAGTTTCTGCAGGTGAAGGAACAAGGGTAAGGCGAGGAGAACTCGCCTTACCCTTTTTTATTCGCCAGCCTGCCGATTGAGCTCATCCGCGACAACATCCTTGCATCTGTGGACCATATTACGAGACATGCGCAGAAGACGTGCCGCCTCATTCATATGAAGGCTGGCCTCTGGTGAGGCCATCACGGTGCTTACCATATCCAGGACAGCATCGAGATCGCTTAGCTGGGAATCAAGTTTTTCACAACATGACACGGCTGCATCTGTCATTGAATCGTATACCATTTTGTCTACCAAGGTTATTTAATACTGTATATAAACACAGTGAGATGCGCAAACGGTACGACCATTTTTTGGCAATTTTTTTGATTAAACTACTGAATTGTCCGGTACTTATGTGCACGGCCAGCTCCACGTTCTTTTTTTTCCAGGGTTCCATTTTTCACAGCAGAGTCCAGCATCCCCCGGATCGTTCTTGTGTTCAGACCGATGTCGAACGCCAGCATTGAGGCAAAAATAAACCCATCACCTCCGCTGGCCAGACTGCTTTCGCTTCTCTGACGAAGGCGTTCGAATAACAATGCTTTTTTATCCATTTTTAACCCTCCGTGACCAGTCACGCTTTAATGGCCAGCTTCAGTCTAAGAGTCGTCAGCTGACATGTACCCTCACCATCGAACAGGCATTCGGCCACTGGAAGTTGCTGGCCACAACGTTTACATGTTCCAGACAGCGTCTTTTGAAGCTCTTTGTAGTTCTTGCGGATCAGGAGGCCGATAACCTCATTTTCGGAATACGGCTCTCGCCCTGGCCGACGCTGCGTGCAAATTTCACCGAGCATGCGCAGCTCCTCCGGTTCCAGAACCCAGTCACGCCTGGTCGTTCCTTGCTCTTTCAACTTCTTGCGGCGGATTCTTTGCCGTTCTGCAGGTGTTAGTGCCATCACTTAGTCTCCTGTGATGCTGCTGGCTGGAAAGGCTTTCTGTCTTTTACCCAGGTAACCAGTGCCTGAATGTGCTTCTCACAGGTTGCAGCCAGCATTTCATCTGACTCTGGGGCTGCTATTCCAGCGTTGCTGAGCGCCAAGCGCAGACCATCCGGAATCGCCGGATAGTTGCCATCGGCACCCTGAAGCATGGCGGCCTCCACGATTTCAACCATGTCTTCTGGCGGAACCTTGCAGTGCAGGCCGATGTGTCTTTGCTGCTTGGCGTATTCGAGGATGTGCTGAAGCTTGGCGCGATTAATTGTGCTCATGATGTCGCTCCTGCTTCGCGGAATAGTACAGATTGCTGGAATCCGGTAAGGAACCAGAGCCCATCAGCACGCTGACTCATTTCATACCAGTCCTCAGGATTCAGATCGGAAACGAGGTTATCACCACAAATGCAAGTATCTGGCTCACGCTTTTCTGAATCGTAAACTTCACCCGGAGTGAACCATTCATGGTTTTCTGAATGCACGCATTCCATTTTTTTCACATCAGACATGCTCACTCTCCTTTCCCGGTAGCAGCGGCGAGATCGAGAAGATTTATATGCTGGACCACATCATCAATAGCTTCAGCGTACCCGAATAGGTTGCTCCATTCAGGACGCTCACCCATTGCGGCCTCATACATATCAGCGAGAGCGTTCTCCGCGCTGTCTCGCTCTTCGATTAACTGTGTTTCGTCACGCTCAAGCTCAGCAATCTGTTTCTCTGCAGCTTTCAGTTTTTTCCGGGATTCAATGACCTCGCGGATGATGCTTACAACGTCAGTACATTCCTGGGCATATTCGTGATCGTTAATCTCAATGGCGTCTTGTCCTGCGCCATAGAAGTCCTGCAAGCGAAAAAGTAATTGACCATCGGTTAGTGTGTCGGAGCTTTCATCTTCGCCAGTTCTGCCTGTGATGATGCCTTTGCTATACATATCCATCAGCAACGCGAACTGAGAACGCGCAGACACGATCAGCATGTAGCGAATGCTATTGGCGAACATATTGGTGTCTTCATCGTGCAGCAGCTCCTCGACGTTATTTCCCCCTGTGTTTTGAAACAATGGCAGGAACTGATGCATCCACTCCGGAACGGCATACATTTCTTTGGGAGATTTGCTCATCGTATGGCTCCTTCAAGCTGTTGCTCGGCCTTTTGCTCATCGATTCCCCATGCCTTGGCCAGCGCACACACAACCTGGTGGAAAGAGTGCTTTACCAGCACCGTTTTTCTGTCTCCCGTGGCGGAGAGTGTCTCGATTTTGGTCAGCACATTGCCGCTGGCCGCATCCGGATAAAACTGTGCGACTTCAGAAGAGTCGATAATCTCCGGGCCGTTTGTCGTGTACATTTTCAGCTTCACTTCTCACCACCTTTCTTCATCTTCTTCCTCCCAGCGCTGGCGCTCCGCATCAATACATGGTTTACACACCTCATAGACGCGGCCGTGGCTCCCTTCTTCGATATCTCGGTGCGGGTAAAGATGGTCCACATGGTTGCCACACCAGTTACATTTCCCAGAATGGTCGGCATTCTTGCTTTCGTTCAGATACTCATCGTGGCATTCCTGACACATGTCTTGATACTCACAGCCGAACGAATCTGTTTCGCCCTGGACGCGACGAACGGCATCGCGCTCTGGATGTTCATCGCATTTAGCACCTGCAGGAACGCTGGAAGCATGGCCAGGCAGTGTCGATACAGGACCGTTGCTCACTTCTGCCATATCACTCATCCCCCAGGCTGGAGACATATAGGTCTCGATGGCGTTCGTTGCGATCAGACCAGACATTCCTGGCTGCAGCTTCGAGCAGGTCAACATCTGAATCGTCGTAGACGTGGCCTTCGATTTCTTCACCCTGTGCGCCGCATTCGTGGCAGAAGACAAATGAGCTGACGTACAAACCATCGTGGCCGTAAATTACGGGCTGATAGAGAGGTTTGTAATCTTTCCCTGAAAGGTACGTTGTGAACAGAGACGGTGGCCCATAGCAGAACGGGCAGGGCGGCAGGTCTTTCTCGGCAACGGTTTCTATCTGAAGAACGGGGTAGCCGACTTTCTCCAGTACGGCCAGAACCATTTTGCAGTCGGCCAGGGCGCGGTGCGCTCCCTCCACCGAAACCCCGTGTCGCGCAGCTGCAGTAGCCAGACTTTGACGCTTGAAAGCCTGACGCTTCTCGTCAAACTCTCCATACCACTGGTCATAAACGGCTTTGGCGTCAATATGGCTCGTGTGAATGCGTGATGTTACGAGCGCGGCGTAATAGGTATCATGATTGGCGTAAATACCTGTGCTTACGCAGGTCTGATCCAGCATTCGAGCATCAAATCCAGAGTTCCAGGCCAACCATTTGTGGCTACTTATGATCGCCAGTACCTTCGGGAACACATCACGCCACGCTGGTGCATTGGCGACCATCTCGTTGGTGATATGGTTGATTTCTGTCACTTCCGGTGGGATCGGGTGAGTTGGCTTCACCAGTGTGTCCAGCAGGACTTCACCGCGCATATTGATGATCGCTATCTCGATAATCTCGGCGTATTCAGTAAGCCCTGTTGTTTCCGTGTCGATAACAACATAATTGCTCTTTAGCCATTTATGCATAATCATCGACAAAATTGTTTTTTGCATGTTAACCATATTTATTCCCATATCCGCTGTTGAAAAGTTCTTGAGGGCGTCGGTTCTTTCTTTAATTCAGGTAGGGTTACGTAAACATAATAAGTCCCGTCCAAATCCATGGAATCAGCGATAACTACTTCATGACCTTTTTTCTTATAAAGGTTAGAAATATTCTCCGCATCAGTGCGCGACATGGGGCCTTGCTTAAATGGAGTATTCTTCATTATCTCGTGCGACCGTGGTCGCACCCTCTTTGATTTCCAGATAACGTTTAAGCCATATATTTTCTATATGCTTGTTGCCTGGTTGATTTGATAAATACCATTCAGTAATTACGGATTGCCTGTTACTGTCAGGAAGAGTCCGATAGCCGCATGTCGGGCACCAGATGATGTACTCATTACGGAGGCCAGAGTACCGGAGTACAGGCTTATCTGGTTTCCTAAACATAACCTGCTGACACAGGCAGGTCGGCACTTCTTGCACGATGGCTTTCGATGATTTCACAGCGCTTCTCCGCCGCATTTAATAACGCGGTATCGTTAAGATGCATGCATCGTGATTTCAGTAATAACCAGCGTTTTTTATAATCCTTACGCCAGCTTTCGACGGATACACCCACTAAAGAACTTATGTGTTCGTCTCGCTCCGTCCCATCAAAATCTGAATCATGCAATTCGCGAAATATTTCACATTTAACTTGCTGTATTCCGTAGTAAGTTAATCTCTGCATGATTTTTTTTGTTGAGGCTTTCATTTTCTTAAAGCCCGCTCTGGAATGAGCGATTAAAAAATCAAGCCATAGCCACTGGCAAATGATCACATCATTCTTATAATTTGGTTTGCATCCATAGCAATAATGCAACCATGCAGTTTCTTCACTGTTTAACTGCTCGATGGCACGTCGCCAGCTGGCGGTCATGAAATCTAATTCTGTCAGCAGCATTGAAGACCGTTTGAAGGATTTACCAACGTGATAACGAACGGGCTCTGCAGGGACAGATACTTCATAAGACTCCGTATCGCCGATGCAGATCGTTCTGGTTGGTTTGTCAGTGAAACGGTCAGAGCTTGCGAGACGCAGCTGCTCCAGCTGGACCTCAAGGATGCCACGCTGGAGATAATGAATATCTGACAGAGCCGAGGATACACAGGCCCGAATGCTATTTAGTTCCACTGTTACGCCCTTCCTTACCCATGCGCTGAGAGGTGAAATCACTCTTTAATTTGTACGCGGTACGGACCTCTATATCGCTTTGTCGTAGAGGGGGAATCTCCCCAGCTTGCAGCCATTGATAGACTGCGCCGGGTGTTACACCCACGCCTTCAGCTGCTTTTGCTACGTCATCGCCAAAGTGGCGCACAAGTTCTTCGGGTTTCATGTGGATTATTATAATCAATAAGTGAAAATTAAAGCTAGGTATAATTTATAAAAATTATAGCCAGCTATAAAGAGATCATTTATGATTAAGGGTATGAAAACACGAGGCGAACGACTGAAAGCACGCCGTTTAGAGCTGAAACTGACGCTGAAGCAAGTGGCAGAAGCTGTAGGAATCTCTCTTCCGGGCGTCCAAAACTTAGAACGTGGCGACGTAATGCCGTCGCTGGAAATCGGGCTGTCGCTGGCAAAGTGCCTGCGTAAGCCCGTGCAATGGATACTGTATGGCACTGAATCTGATCCAGACCGCGTTCCTGTTATTGGCACGACAGAGAGTGGTCCGGATAGAGACTGGCAGCCTGGAGAACCTGCCAACACCGAGCGATTCCTGCCGTTTGTGAGTCAACGGAGTACCGTTTACGCACTTACGGTCGGGAACCAGATTCAGCGAAACTACCAGCCGGGTGACGTTATCCTGGTGGATTCATCGCTCACGCTTGTACCGGGTGAGGATGTATTGGTTTGTGATAATAACGGCGAGATCACAATTCAACGATTAGCCCGTTATGACGAGCAGCACTACTACCTTGATAGTGCTAACTCTCAACGGGTTATCCATGATAAAAGTGATCTTCAATTTGTGCACCAAGTAGTCGGTACGATCAAATCGTTCATGGTTGAGGGTAGATGATACAATAACAGGGTTTATTGCTGACTATAATTCTGGTTTAATCCGATCTATACTTTGTCGGGGTTGAACCAGAACGTAGCAGCCGAAAAAAGACGAAAAAAAAACCCGAGTCGGCAAACTCGGGCCTTTTTTCAGGAGCAGCACCCACAAAAACGGCACGCATCCTTCAGAAGATTGTGCGTTTATTGTGGCTGCTCCTGCGGATTTTTTCAACCCGAAAAAATGCAAATTCGCATGGAAAGGCTAAAAAATGACCTTACAAGAATTCTACGCGGAGCGCTTTAGCAGCGATCCGTATTCGTTGCTTGAAGCAGCACGGGATGAGCTAAGCGAGCTGGCGCAGATGGCCGGTATCAACTGGCATGCCTGCGCTGACAGAATCCAGCTGAATCCTCGTGGCGGCAAAGAACGCTACACCACGTACAATAATGCTTTCCCAGTAGCGCTGGAAAAGAGCCTCAAAGGCCGCGTCGAAATCTACTCCCGACTGGAGCAGAGCAAAGACGGCATCAGTTACCCCTTCGTAAACTTCGTCCATAAAGGCAGCGATGCCGGTTCATGGAGCGGCTTCTCTTTCCTGTTTTCTGAATACCGCCGTGAGCAGCAGCGGAACTGTGCGACCGTGGTCGCTCAGCCAGAAGAAGAACGCGCGCGCCTGGAGCGCCAGGCTGAAGCACGCCGCCGCCGCGTCGAGATGCAACGCATCAATGACTTGAAAAACAACCAGATAGAACATGAACGTTTGCTCGGCTGGTTGGCGTTCCATCATGCCTGGGAACAGGCGCCAGCTGAAGATGGTTCCTGGCCTTATGCGGTTAAAAAAGGTATTCGTGACGTATTTAGTGCTTGCGATATACGTCGCGTGACCAGTCACGACAGTGCAAAATGGAGCCGTGGGCCAACGACTTATATGGCTATTCCTCTGTCCCACCTGGACGGAAGAAAAGACGGACGGATTGTTGGCTGGCAACGTATCGATCACCAGGGCGGAAAATTCCAGACCAGCGCCATCACGAACGGCGATTTCGTCGGGACGTGTTTCGTTATTGGCGACCTGAAAGGGGCGCAGAATGTAGCCGTAACAGAAGGCTTCGCAACAGGCGCTTCTGTCTGGCTGGCTACCAGGAAGGACCCGAAAAAACGCTTTGACGCTGTGGTTGTGGCAATATCAGCCAACAACATGATCCACGTTGTCGAGCAGCTGGTTAACGTCTATCCCGCAGCAAAAATCACCTGCGCGCTGGATAACGACCGCAAATCGTCGGCTGAAGGAAAAGGCAATACCGGTCTGCGCACCGGCTTTGAGATTCTGTCAAAGTTCCACGGCATAAAGTGTGTTTACCCTACATTTGAAGATGATCCCCAGCTGGAGTGCAGCGACTTCAACGACCTGCATAAATTACGCGGCCTCCGCGAAACCTCGCGCCAGCTGTTTGCCAAATCAAACCGCCTTAACGCCAGCACAGACCTGCTCACACTGACGCTGAACAAGCTGAAAACCCTTAAGCGGGATAACCGCCGCACATTCGCCAAAGAGCTGCTGAACGCGGTCGATATTGGCATGCTGACATGCCCGGTACCGAACAGCCCATCCGATCTGTTCAACATGTTCTGCATCGTTCTGCGGGACATGGGGCTTGAGAACGTCTACCGCGCCACCGTCAAAGACCATATTGCCCGTCGCCTGAACAGAAAATGCCGCACGGCACAGGCCCCTCGTTCATTCAGCGATCGCATTACCGACCCAAACAAACGACCACAGCACATCACCTATAAGCGGTTCGAAACATCGGTCATGACCGAAGATGTTCTGAAGTACGTGCAGGAGCTACAGGGGATCGTAATTGTCCGTGCTGGCATGGGTTCTGGTAAATCGACAGGCCTGCTTCGCCCGTTGATGCATAACGCAGAACGCGGCGTTTCTGTAGCACACAGGGTGAGCCTCATCGGTGGGTTATGGGAAATGATGACAGAAGGGAAAGGCGCTAAGGCCGACATTCTGCATTACCAGGACCCTGGCTACCAGGAAATGGCGCCATACGCCAGCAAGCTGACCATCTGCATAAACTCCATCGTGAAGGGCTGCTGGCAACCACTGATGCGCCAGCACGATTATTTCGGTTTTGACGAGGCTACACAGGGGCTCCGTGCCGTGCTTTCAGGCCGCGCAATGGAAAACCCGGTCGCGGTGTTCAATACGCTGATTGACGCGCTGGCCAGAACAGAATTACACCCGATCATGGTGGATGCTGATGCCAACGATCTGCTGGTTGACCTGGCAGAACTGGCAATGAAGCGCCGCGAAGAGCTGGGGCTACCAGCATGGCTGCAAATCCACGTTATCGAATTGCCGGTCGACGTTCGCAACCGCGAAACTGGTGAACCTATCCGCGTCTTCTACACCGAAAAGGATCGCATCATGTCCGAGGTGATGAAGGCCGTAGAGCTCGGTGAAAAAATCATGCTGGCCACCGACAGTTCCACGTTCGCCGAGGACGTTACCGCCACCCTGCGCCTGAATTACCCGCACAAGAAGTTCCTGTGCGTAAACCAGAAAAGCAAACCAGAGCCAGAGGTGGAAGAGTTCACCAACAAACCGAAGAAGATGGTGAAGAAGTACGATGGCCTGATTTACAGCCCATCAATCTCATCCGGCGTGTCCATTGAGCAGAAACACTTCGATCGCCACTTCGGCATGTTCTGCGGTGAAGTGGTCCCCAGCGACGCTATCCAGATGCTGCGCCGCGACCGTACCGCGAAAGAATTTATCATCGGTTTTGATAAGGTTCGCGCAAAACGCGAAACCGATCCTCAAAAAATCGAACGCGCTTACGTCCAGGCACTTCTGGCCACTGCTGGTATGAACGGCGAGCTGACGGACGTTGTCTTTGACGGCGACAGAATTTCCATGGGTGTGGCCAACACCGATTTCACCAGGATGAAAATCAAGGCATCAGCCATCGAAGCGACGGCGCGCAACGATTACGCCAGCAACATGATCTGCATTATGCACAGCGACGGCTATAAAGTTTCGCCGCTGGCCGGAGACCCACAGGCGAATGAAGTCGGGAAGGAGCTGCGTAAGGAAGCGCGGGAAATCGTCTGGGAACAAACGCTGGATCTTCACCTGAACATCGATACGCCGGACGAATCAGAACGCGAAGCGATTCTGAAAAAAAGAGCGCTAACCCTGGAGGAACAGGCGAAGCTTGTCCGCTGGGACATCGAGCACGAGCTGAAGCTCCCGGTCGACGAAGGTACCCTGAAATTCTACTTCGACGGCGCTCGAGATAAAGTCCGCCGCTATGAAACCATGCTGCTCGACGAGGTTACAGCGCGTCGCTACGACCGCGAGGAGTCGGCGATCAACTTTACCTACTCATTCAGACAAGCCGGGCAGTGGGAATACTTTGTCGTCACGGCAATGACCCGCGAACAGGCCGATGAAGCATTCCAGGCTAAACACCCTGGCATCGTCAATTACAAAGTCAAAAGCCTGCCTGTAGTCGAGGTGGCCATGCGCGGCTTCTATGGCCTCAAATCGACAGCGCTGCGCCAGTACTTTATCGACTGCGGCATCGACCCGGAGACAATGACAGGCGAGGCCACCCAGGAGCGCCTCAAACGCGCCAGGGATAACCTCATGACCGCCGAACGCCGGGACATGTTGAACAACGTTTTGCGCATCGGTGGCTTTATGACGCCGAAAGGTAAGCCGAAGGTGCCGGAAGCCCTGTTTAAAAACATCTGTGATTCACTCGGCCTGAAGACCGACAAGCGACGCGCCAGGGATGGGGACAAGCGGCCTACTATCCGCTTCGTTGACCAGCAGTCGGCAGAGTTCATGATGGACATCCTCGCCAAACGCCAGGAAGACGGCTTGAGCCTACAGACGCGTAAAGCCGAGAAAACCGCCAACGAAGTGGATCACGATTTGGATCTCAATATATATATGGATCATAAATCGCGATCCACAAACGAGCAGGATTCCGACGCCCCTCATTCAGTAATAACCGAGGCGCTGGCCACACTGCCGGTTCCGGTTCCTGAGGCCTGGGCGCTGACCGCGCTGTCCGGCGACGAGCTGGCAACGATGGCTACGTGGTCACCAGCCAGCATCGCGATGACCTTTGCCTCTCTGTACCTCACAGAGTTCATGGAGCGCCTCTCCAGCCACGAGCTGCGAAGTTTGCGTGAATACATAACCGGAATGACTACGGGCGGCTACGGCGCACAGGAGGCGTTCTATGGCTGATTTACTGCTAACACTGCTGGCCACAGGTGTCTTATCGGTTCTTTGGCACTGGTATCGGTCGATTAAGGCGCTGAAGCGTTGCCAGCAAGATACCCAGGTCCGCCGCATTAAGGCTCGTGGCGCAGCCTTTGCGAGCAACTACCGCGTGTGGAAGTGGGTTTACCGGGAAATTTTGGATATTGGGGGTGAGGCGAAATGCCACCAGTCAAAGTAGTAATCATTACTCTGTTATTGCTTGGAGTCTGCCAGCTTATTGCGCGTACAGGCTTTGGAATATGGTGAAGTAAACATGTCGACTACGGCGCACAGGAGGCGTTACATGGTTAATTTAACGAAAGAATGGCTTCAGACAACTATCGCGGAATACGAATTGAGGCTGCGAGAACTCCCGCCCTATTTGGATACGAATAGCCGTATCGAGCTTGAGGCGTTTAAGCTGGCGTTGTCTGCATTGGAGGCCGCACCGACTGGTTGCCAACAGGTTCCGAAAGAGAACACAGTGGATACCCGTTTGGTTTGGACGGTAGTAATCGGAGATAAAACAGGCGGTGAAGAGCCTCATTTTGATTACTCTGTAGCTTTGCAGGCTCTCATCCTTGAAGCGCAGAGATATCAGCAAGAGATGCAGAAGAACCCTCAACTGGAACCTCGTCCAATTGGTCTGTTCTGTGAGCGAGTATCAGCGGCGGAAATCCCTGATATCTGACTACCGCCAACAACTGATCAGGTTCTGATCAGTTAGTAAAGCAAACTATAAAAATGGCTATCCCCGTGACGGGTCACGGGGTAAAGTATCTACGTAAATTATTGACGTGCGCTCTGTTTTGGCGGTAGAGTTAACCCGCTGTAGCAAAATCTACAGCCGGGCCTCTCAACCCCGAATTACAAGAAGCGCACAACACGCGCCAGCGTGTTTTTTTGTGTGTTAAATCTGCGCATACCTGAATTATGGTGGCTCAGATGGGGCCAACTTCGGTTGGGCCGGTTTCTTCTTGTACCGGTGTTGAGAACCCCGTCTGGGCTACCACCCCTATAGAGATTCTCAACTCTGGTGGTAGCACCCTATACAAGATAGGAATGCATGCCATGTTCAAATTCAAGTTTGCAGCTGTTGTCCGCACGGACAAAAAATCTCATATCCACCACCTCTCCACCATTGCCTCATCCGAGCGAGAAGCTCGCCGTCAGTTCGCCAGCCGTTTTGTCCTCGTTCTGTCAGCCCGTATCCCAGTCAGCGAGGTGATCGCATGAACCAGATAGAGCTGAACGCCCAGGGCCTGCTGGAGTCGATTGAGGAGCGCCTGACGCAAGTGGAAGCGCTGGTTTCATCTGCCCACCGCACTATCTCCAGCTATGAGGCTTCACTGTATTTGCAGGAGGCCGCCGAACTCCTTCAGCTGGCGCGTGAGCTTACGCAAGAGGCTCGCGGTTGCTCCTTGTCCTTATCTGAGCAGCTGAAATCAGAGGAGGATAAATGAACGCACTCTCTGTCTTTTCATTTCAGGAAAACCACCCGGTCCGGGTGGTTCTTATTAAGGGTGAGCCGTGGTTCGTGGCGTTGGATATCTGCGCTGCATTGAATATTGCAAACCCTTCTGACGCATTGCGCAAGCTGGATCATGATGAAAAATTGACCCTCGGTTTAACCGAGGCACAAAAACTTGATCGCATGGCCAGGGAAGTAAATGTTGTATCGGAATCAGGTCTCTATACCCTCATCCTCCGCTGCCGTGACGCGGTGAAGCAAGGAACCACCGCCTGGCGGTTCCGCAAATGGGTGACGAACGAAGTGCTGCCAGCCATCCGGAAAACGGGTGGTTATGCCTACGTTGAACCAGCACCCAAATGCGCTGCTGAGCCGTTGGATTGGCGGGTTGAGCATGAACTCCGTGCAATTGTTAACGATATTGCTCAGTGCTTTTGGTACAAACAAAAATGGATGAATGGGATAAGGCACGCCTTACGCAATGCATGCCGCACCCCAGCACCTCACCCCCTAACTTTTGATGATCTCCCAGCTATTGTTGCCGAGCTGCGTCGAATTTTAGCCGCCGTCGAAACAGCACAGGGAAATATGCGCGCTTACGAGAGAGATTTTTTGCGTGATGTAGTTCGACGTGGCCGCAGGGATTTTTCAGGAGGGGATCTGTTGCCAGTTGATTTGGATATGGATCAGGAAAAAGTTTTGCCTGCGCACTTTGAGCTGGCAATTGAGAAGCTGGAAGCTTTGTCCGCAAAAATTAGTCTCCCCAGCTGTCGCCGATAAATAGGGTTGGCCAGCCCGAATTTAAGCCCCGCTATACGCGGGGAAGTCCCTACAGTCGGGACGGCGATGTCTGCTGTTGCAGCTGCGGTTTCCGCCTAATCCTTCCGTTTTTTGCAGGAGACGGGTAGGGACGGGCCACCATAAAAAAGCCACCGATTCGCACCGGTGGCTTTTCTTTTAGCTGTGGTAGGTTTCCCATGCAGATCGCATAGCCGCCATAGGGCTATCGGCTGGGCCGGACCAGGCATAGTGCTTCCCATCGTACTCAAACTCTATCTGGTACGTTCCGTCTCCGTTGTTTTTTGCAGGTTTGAAGACTGGTTTTAAAGCAGCCTGCTGATTTTCTTCTGGCTCTTTTTCTTCGGTATGCTCTTCACCACCATCCTCATCTACCTCAATTTCATCGTCGTCCAGTTCGTCGTCCTGAGGTTCATCATCCGGTTCGTCGATGGCATCAACGGCATCTTCATCAGGCAGGACGATTGCAGGCGCCTCAACCTTCAGTTGCCACTGGCCATTCTCACCAACGAACTGCCCCAATGCATCTGCGGCGAATTCCAGGTACCGGCTAATCATCGTCGGGCTAAATTTGTAGGCCCGGAGAGTGCTGTTGGTTATTTTTACAGAAGGGTCCTGCTCCACCAGCTGCTTGACGGTTTCATGGAGGCGGACACCGGCGTCACCTCTGGCAAAGCCTGGCATTTCGTCGTCCAGTTTCTGGAGGGCCACCAGCCGGGTGTTTTCGTCCCCAACATCCGGTCTCCAGGTTCTGGAGAAGTTGGCCAGCTTGAATTGCTTATAGTGCAGCTGGGTGTTCTCGTCGTCGTGTCCGAGAATCTCCATGAAGAAAACGTCCTCGTCCACGTTTTTCCACCGTGGATCGACGCGAAAGAACATCTCATACGCGATACGGGCGTAAATAGCGCGGCTATCTTTATAAACACGGCGCTCATCGCCAAAGAATGTTTTAACCCAAGGATTAAATGCCTTGGCTAAAATAGCGTTTATTCTACCATTCTCGGACCTTGTATCATCCTTACCATATCCCTGAATAACTTCATCGAAGTCAGATGCAGCAGAGCAAGAACGTAATTCAGTTAATAGCTCAACGAATAATTTAGCTTCGCATAAAGTATAAATCGTTCTGGTTACGTTTTTATCTTCAGTACGTTTTTTGGCTTGCCCTGAGAAATTAACGGTATATTTTCCTGAGACGGTAAATTCACCCTGAAACATTATCTCAATCATTCGTCGCCCCGATACCGCAGCCAGAGCAAAGGCCAAGGGAGCCATTCCAGAACGAGTGTTTAAACTAAATAAAGTCGCAGGACTATTTAAAATATCATAAATTGACTGCATGTATTTTGGGTAGTCAATAACTACAACACTGCGCTTCTTCTCGCGCAGAACATCGGCCCATCGCTGTTGTATAGATGTACGTTCCGCAGGGCTAAGCTGAAGATGGTACAGAACCTCGTGGTTGACCTTGAGATGATGCAGCTCTTCTAACAATGAAGAGCCTTGTTGGAACAACTTATAAAGGTAGTCGCGTCTTTCCTTCCAATCATCACTGCATAAATCACTAATAGCGAAACTCCAATCTGGATATTTCTTTGTTAGCTTTGTTAATTTTGCATCACTGCCTTTAACACCTAATTTTATATTTGATAACTCTTCGGCAAGAGGCATTATTGATTTTAATTTAGATTGTAGTGCTGACATATTCTGTCGAATATTAGCCGTAGGCATAGACAACCATGAAGATAATTCTTCACTATAGAGCGGATACTTTTCAGATAATTTATGAATATTTTTATCAAAGCTATGATGCAACTTATCATCAAAGCGTTTTCTTGCCCTGCTCATATAAGCGTTAAAAGTATTTGCGGTTATTCTTTTTTGCAGACCTTTTCCACGGAATTTTCTTTTATCATTAAATAACGCGTTCTTGTACCGTGCGGCGGCGGCTTTAATTCTCTTCGTTTTATCGCCTTGTGGGCGGTCCGAGGCATCAATTGCTTCTACCTCATTCACAAGCGCATTGATCAACTCGCCAATTTTTACCTTGCTCATCCCGGCTCTCCCGTATCTAAGTTGCCTTATATCGTAACACAATCAAAGAACATGAACCTAATAATTGTGTTACTTTCATCACACTATAAGAGAACATAATAGCAGAATTTCAATAGAACACAATGACGGATTAGATGGTTGTTGTTCTGCGCTTGTGTTCTCCATATCAGCACACAATACCCCAT